ATTATAAGCCCTCTAGCCCTATTACAAGAGATGTTAGATAGCGATAATGACTGGGAAAAGAGAAAATTCAGAGCTTACAAGGATGCTAGACAGGAGGAAGGTTATGAATTATGGAAATCACTCTGGTCGCATAAAAAGTTACAAGCAAGGAAAAAGGAGATTGGGAGCACCGCTTTTGCCTCGGAATATCTCAATGACCCTATTCTTAATGAAGCATCACCGATTAAACCACATCAACTCAGGTATTGGAATGAGCTTCCTACTAATTTGTCTACTGTTATTTCCGTTGACCCTGCTTACTCTGATGATGAGAGGGCTGATTATAAGGTGGCAACTCTGGTTGGTATTAATTCTCAACATAATCGTTATCTTGTTAGTTATATACGGACTCACCGTCCTTCTGGTGAATTTATAGATTCAATATTAAATTTATATCTTCAGAACAAAGATACTTTGACAGCGATAGGTGTTCCTAATTCTGGAGTTGAAAAAGAGTTTTTTAATTCATTTGTAAGAAAAGCACACGATAGACACTTATATCCTCCAATAGTAGAACTAAAAAATACATTTAAGAGAGGAACAGATAAAGTTATAAGAAAAAAGAAAGATAGAATAGTGGCAGCATTGCAACCATTATTTGAGTCTGGAAAATATTATATACACGCTAATCATGAAGAAGCTAAAGATGAGTTACTTACATTAGGTGCTTCTCGTTGGGACGATATTGTTGATTGTTTGTGTTATGCGGAAACTATTATAACACCAAATTACATAGAACCAGAAGTTAATAAAAGAGGAAGATACGGAGAATTATTACCAGACGAAAAAGAAATAAAAGTATTTGATTATGGATATTAAAGGAGATAAAAAGTGGCAGTAAAATACCAAAAAGAAGTAATACAACCAGCAGCAGGTATGTCTAATAATGGCATGAATGAGCTGGTTACTAAGATAAAGAATTGGCAATCTGATTCTGAGAATTGGACTGAAACTTGGAGAAGTTCTCAAGACAAGTGGCATAGAATGAGAATGCGAATAAAGAAGAAGAAAACATTCCCATTTGTTGGATGTTCTAATATTCGTATGCCTACCATTGAAATTAAAATGAGAAAGCTCAAGGCTGCTCTTGCTAATGTTATTTTTGGTATTAGACCCATTGTCCAAGCAGTGCCATCTCCATCTGGTAATTGGGAAACAGCACGAAAGATAGAGAAGTTCTTAGACCATTTAATTATGGAGAAAATAAAGATTAAGAATAAATCTTTAATTGCTATAGACCAAACAATAGAGAAAGGATTTTTTATTCTTAAACCATTTTGGAGAATAGAGATAACAAATAGAATTGAAGAATTATCTTTAGATGATATTTCTATACAAGAAGCTCTTTGGTTATTTGATGCTGAAAGACAACCAGAAGAAGTTGAACAAGCTATTATTAAAAGATTAGATGTTGATATGAATGATTTGGTTAAAGAACATAATCAAAAAGAAGTATCAATAATAGTAGATGAATTATTATCTGGTAAAGAAAATGTAAAGTTTGAAATACAAGATGTTCTTTATAATTGCCCTGATGTTGCTTTATGTGAACCAGAGAGAGTCTATGTTCCACCTACTGCTGGGTTTGACCCACAAAAAGCACAGTATATAATCCATGAATTTTATTTACCATTTCACGAATTAAAAAGTAATGGTGAACATAAAAAGTGGGATATTGAAGGAATAGATAAAATTGCTAATAAACAAGATGTTGATTTATCAAGTCATACAATAGATGTAACCAGAGATGAGAGAGAGGGAATACAGAGATTACAGTCAACTAATAATCTTGTAAAAATATGGGAATGTTATTGTTGGTATGATATTAATAATGATGGAACAGAAGAAAAATGTGTAGTTACTATAGCACCTGATTTCAATCAGGAATTAAGAAAAATTACCCTACCTTTCTACTCTGGTAATTTCCCCTTCGTGAAACTATTTTATGAGTTGACCTCCGACAGATGGTTTTCGCATAGGGGAATACCAGAGCTAATAGAAGATATAGTTAAAGAGATAGATATACAACATATGCAAAAGATTGATAGGCAGACACTTACAAACTCGCCTATGTATATCTACAGAGCAGGTATGGTTAATCCTAAGACTGTTCAGTTTGTATTTGGACAAGGTATTCCAGCACAAGGTATGCAACCATTAAATGATTTGATTGCTCCATTAAATTCTCATAATCCTAATGTAGAGTTTTCATATGAAAAAGAACAGATGATACTTGAAACTAAGATTGAAGAACTTATAGGACAAGTTGATTTCTCTTTACAATCTATGATTAATAAAAGACAACCAAGGACATTAGGCGAAGTAGACCACCAAGTTCAAAGTGCTAGTAATGTATTCTCCTTAGATGCTGATATGTTCAGAGAATGCTTTGCAAACCTATTTAATTGGATATGGGATTTATGGTCTCAGTATGGAGATGACACTTATGAGTTTATGTATTTTGGACAAGACTCAAGGAAAGAGGGAGAAAAGATTAAACTTACTCGTGAAGAAACTCAAGGTAAGTATGTTATCACTGTAAGAGGAAATGACCAGAATACTAACCCACAAGTTAAGATGCAGAAAGCCCAGCAGATTATGATGGGAACACAAAATCAATTAGCTATACAAATGGGAGTTATTTCTCCTATACACGTAGCAAATGCTTATAAGAGATTTTATCAGATGTTAGATGTACCTAATTGGGAAGAGTTAGTAGCAACACCTGAACAAATGCAACAAACTATGCAAGCACAACAGAAAGCCACTGAGGAACAAAAGATGAGAGATGAGTCAGATTTTATTAGATTGAAAGGTGACGACTTAACTGATGCTGAACAAATGCAACTATTGCAGAAACGTGGTATCCAACCTGACGTTCAAGGAAGGATGTTAAACGAACAAAATAGACGTCAAGAGAAGGACATAGAACAAGAAGCTAAGGGTTATGAAACATTAGCAAGGATTTCTGATTCTATTACTAAACAACAAACCAAGGAGAAGCCTGATGCAGGAAGAAAATGAGTTAGTTGAACGGATTAGTGAATGTAACACAGTTATTAGAGACATTGATAATTCTCCAGCTTGGAAAGTTATTGTTAAAGATATGATAAGACAAAAGTCTTTTCTTGATGATAATTGGCAAAATGTTACAGAAGAAAAAAAGATTAAAGAAGCAAGGATATTAAAGCTTGCCGTTGTTCACGTTCTTACACTCAAAGAAAAGTATCAGAGTGATTTAAAGTCAGCTAGTGAAAGATTAAATATAATTAGAAATCCAGGGACAGTTGTAGACAAAGATTATGATGAAGAATAAATTAAAGAGGAATAAATAATATGGTAGATTATCTAGACCCATTAGTATTTTCAGAAGCAACAAAAACAAGTCACAAGGCATTTGAGAAAGATGCTACTGGTATTATTTGGGCTGTAAAAAATAGAGAAGCAAGACCAGATAGGTTTGGGGCTACTAGAGAAGAAGTAATATTTGCAGATAAACAATTTTCAGGCGTTGGTAGCAATGAATGGAATAAAGTAATAAATAACAAATTAACTAAAGAAGAAGAGTGGTATTTCAAGCGTGGAGTTCAATTAAGAAAAGCTATAGATGGTGGAAAGATAGCCGACCCTACAGGCGGTGCTGACCATTATTATAATCCTAAATTAGCTTCACCAGATTGGGCAGAGGTTTATGGTAAAACATATTCATCTGGTGCACACGATTATCATAAAGAAGTATCAGGAAAGAATAAAAAAGGTATTGGTTTCAAACAAGCCTTTTATACAGCAAGAACTAATGGTAGAAAAACTTTTACTTGGAATGGTAAAAAATATACTACTAAACTAAAAACCGCCAAGTAGGCGTAAAACACAGGAGATTTATGTTAGAAGAAGAAACGAATGTAGAACAGGAAGTCGTTCAACCTGAACAAGAGAATGTAACAGAGGAAATCGTTCAGCCTCAAGAAACAAGCGTGGAATCAGAAGTTGCTATAACTGACACTCCTCCGGCAGAGGTTACTGCTGTACCGTCAGATGTAGATGAGTTCGGTGTACCTTTTAAAAATAGGTATATGGAGATGAAGCGTAAATATGAAGATGTATCATCTAAGCAAGACCAAATATTGCAAAAGATGGATAATCTTCAAGGACAGCAACAACAACCAAAGCACTCTAAGGAAGAGCTTATGGCATACATTTCAAAAGAAGACACTGAGCCTGCACACAGAGCTTGGGCGTTGACTGAAATGAACAAGTTAGAGGAACAGAACGTATCTGATAAAATAGAACAAAAGTTTCAAACATTACAAAAACAGCAAACTGCTGAAAGAGTAAAAAATGATACTTTTGCTTTTGTTACACAACGACACCCAGAAATAACTATTAAAGACAATGCTGGGAACTTTGTTGGATGGAATACTAAAAGTCCTGTTGTTCAGAGAATGGATGCTTATATGCGAAATCCCGAAATTGCAAATAATCCTGCGGGTTTAAGAGTTGCTTTAGCATTAGCAAAAGACGACCTTTCTGGTAGTCAATTAGCTAATCAGCAAAAATTAAAAACTCAAGTGAAAACTTTGCAAAAGGGCACTATGGTAGAAGGTGGAAAACCATCACCAATACAAACAACTGACAAGTTACATAGTGCAAAAGACATGCTTCGCAAATCAGGAAGTAAGAAAGATGCTTTGTCGGCTGTTGCTGAATGGCACAGGAAACAAGGAAAATTCGAGGAGTAAATAGATGGCTTTGACTTACACATACGATGACAACTCTATCAGAGAAGACCTATTAGATATTATAACTAATATGAGTCCTCAAGAAACACAGTTGTTATCAGGGTTAGGTACATCTGAAGCAAAAGATACTATGCATATTTGGTTAAAAGATACGCTGAAAAGTGTAGCTGCAAATTCGCATATTGAAGGTTCAGATGCTACTTATCCAGATAGAACAGACCCAGAAAGAATGTACAACCATTGTCAGATTGTTAGGGTTGGTTATGATGTTACTGATTCAGAGAGAGCTGTAAACAACGCAGGCTTTTCTGATAGGTATAATTATGAAACCACTAAGGCTTTGAAAGAGTGGAAGAATGACACTGAATACGCTTTAATGCGTGGTTCAATGGCTACAGGTGCAGGTACTACTGCAAGGGCTATGAAGGGAATTAAAAGATTCCTTTTATCTAACAACTACACCAACGCATCAGGTATATCATTAACAGAAACCATACTTAATGATAGATTTGAAGACGTTTGGTCAGATGGTACACAAGTTAATGCTTTGTATGTTCCTATGTATATGAAGAGAAAAATCTCTGCATTTACTGGTGGTGCTACAAAGAATGTAGATGTAACAGACCGCAGGCTTGTTCTTGCAGTTGACATTTACCAAGCTGATGCTGCAACAAACGTAAAACTTTTTGCACATCGCTATGTAACTGTTTCTGGGGATACTAACTATGATGTAGTTGGTATAGATGAAGACAAATTCAAAGTAGCTTACCTTAGAAAACCATTCACTCGTGAATTAGCCAAGACTGGTGATTCAACTAAGGGTGAGGTTATTGGTGAACTTACTATGGAATGTCTACATGAAGATGCAGGCTTTTACGCTGAAAAAATGGTCTAGGAGGTAATAAATTATGGCTAACGAAACAACCACAAATTTATCCCTTCAGAAACCGATTGATGAGCATAATCTTGTAGAGGATATTAATCTTCTACAAGCAGCTCATAGTGCAAACATGGATTTGCTTGAAACGTACATAGCAGCTGGAACAGTTGCCATTGCCACAAACCCTTCTATTGTTACGATGGTAGGAGATAGGATAGTAAAATTGTATGCCTGTTCAGCAGGTTCAATTTCAACTATTACTGGTATGGTAGATGAAGTTCCATTTTCTATGGTAAACATGTCAAGTGGGTCAAGTTTAGCTTTGCTTAATGGTAATTCCGTTTTTAAACTGAGTGCGGATTGGGTTCCTGACCAGGAATACAGTTCAATAACACTTGTTTGGAATGGTACACAATACATTGAGTTAGGGAGAGTTGTAGCAGCTTAGAAAACAAATTGGGGGGGGTATGAAATATTACCCCCACCCATTCTTTAAAACTATGTTAATTAGCAAAGGCACAAGAGATGAAGCAATACACGCACTTATAAATGTTTGGTTGAAAGACCCGACACGAAAGTGTGGGTGGTGTGGAAAAATGTATATACCAGAGGAGTTCCCTTGTTGTGAACAACCATACATAGCTGATAATGCTGGGATTATGAAACAGTTTTATAAAGACCAACTATTTATCAGAGAAACTCGTAAGAATGTTTATGCTTCTATGAAAGCAAATAACACAAACAATTCTATGAGATGGATATTATCTTTTCCACCAAGTCTCTTATCTTTTTTAGAAAGTGCTTTTAAGAATAGGTATCAAGAAAAGTTATTTCATGATAAATACAATGTTCAATGGTTTGCAAAAAAGTTTGGTAAATATTTTCAAATACCAGAAAGGATTTAATGAAAGAAAAACTTGCTCTTAATGTTATTGTAAAGAATGAGATTGAAGATGTTGAAAGAATAGTCACTAAGTATGGTAAATACTTTGACGAGATTTGTATAGCAGTTGATGAAAATGTAGAAAAGTTCAAAATAAGGTTTAAAGATAAAATAAAGGTTTTTCCTTACAAATGGTGTAATGATTTTGCTAATAAAAGAAACTTCTTAGTAGAAAAAACAGAGAGTAAGTATTATTTTAGAATGGATTGTGATGATGATATAGAACATCCAGAACTACTTAGAGACAGTTTTGATTTAATGGTGAAGAAAGGTTTTGATGTTATCTATTATTATTATATCTATAGTAGAAATGAATTTGGTTCTCCTGATGCAGAACATTGGAGAGAAAGTATAATAAAGAAAAGACCAGATATATATTGGAAGAAGAAAATACACGAGAATGTATTTGTTGAAAATCAGAATACTTTTACAGCTTTGAGAGATGACAGGATAAAGATAATACATAATCCTAAACCTGGACATCACGAAGAGTCTTCTAAAAGGAATATGAAATTCTTATTAGAAGAATATAAACAAGATGGTAAAAACACAGACCCAAGAACAATAGCTTATCTTGGTAGAATGTATATGGGGCTAGGTGATTGGAAA